CAAATTTGTAATTGTGACTGTACAACATGTCCGTATTGTAACGATGAAGAACTGAAAAGTAAGTTATACGAAACAGCGAAGTTACACAAAACTAATTGTGTTTGTTTGCTAACTCGTTTTTACCAAGGTTTTAGAACTGAATCACTACTTAAATTTTTAGTGTCCCTTAAAGATAATCTCCCCGCTTATTCCCTTAAAAATAAAGAATTAATTAGGCTTATATCTCAATCAGAGTATCGTTTAGACTTACCATTATTGGAAGAGAGTCAAGGCCCTCTCTATGATGCTAAGGCTAAGCATAATACCCCTGTCACTAAAATTGTTAATCATGCCCCCGCTCTATATGAAGGTCGCACTGCGCGTAACGCGGTACGAACTGTTATTAAAAATCAAGGTCCCCAATATGATGCAAAAATGAAGCATGTTGTAACGTCACGGATTGTCAACCAAAGCGTCTCCAATTTGATGCCTTTTGTTAATGATACTAAAAGTATATTAACAAAAGCTGATATACATGAACGTGATGCTTGTACAATCGCAAATTGTGGTCGCTGCATGTCGGAACAATCGACCGCATCTTTGCAGAGGAATTTACCCGAGCAAGATGTTGGTGCGATTACTATCGTGCGCGATGTTGTTTATAAAAATTTATTTAAGTTTGTTGTGAATAAGACCGATTCTGGGAACGTGAAAACAACAACTTATTATGGACAAATATTCATGTTAGGAGGTCGATTAGGTTTAATACCGAAACACTTCCTACGTGCAATTAAAATGGATATGGAACTAGGCTACACTTTGGAATTTTGTCTCGAAGACGCTTTTGCTGTTACGACTAGTTGTTACCCTGTGGAAGTTATTCTTAGTCAAGAGAATCATGTAGAACATGAAACTCGCGACTTAGCAATAATTCAACTACCGGTTAATGCTGGATGTTACGCTCAAGCTTTTAAACATATTATCGACGAACAAGATCTCTTCAGAGTAGGTCACAATCCTGGTATCTTAGCACGATATCAGACTGCGACTGAAAAGGATAGGCAAAAAGGTATTCGCCATTATCGCGAAATATTTTATTTATCTACTCTAACTCCTGAAGATAGCTTGGTTGAAACTAATATGCGAGATGAAATAATTACAAATCGAGGATCTTACTTGTATCATGCTGTTACTGTGCCTGGAGACTGTGGATCAGTTTTACTTGCGCGGAGCAGTAGCATTACCAAGAAGATTGTAGGTATACATATCGCTGGTTTGATGGGTGTTGTCGAAGGCATCTCTGTTAGTATTACTCAACAGATGATTGTCAAGATGATGTCCCATTTTAAATCTTCATCGCAATATGGACATGCTATTGTTCCCTTTGATGTTCATAGTGACATTTTGAGGGAAAATGGTGTGTTTCAATTGCATGGAACGAAAGTTGGCGTGAGGATCAATGGTAGTGTCAAAACTGCTATGACTAAATCCGCCGCTTTTGGAGCTTTGTGTGTATCCCCGAACAAACCCGGATATTTACGACCGTTTACAGACCCGAATGGAAATCGAATTGACCCCATGAAATTACAACGATCGAAATATGGTGTTGTTAGACCTTATGTGCCCGATGATCGAGTGCAAACGGTTTATGAGTCTATGGTTATTTTTTATCATCGAGAATATCAAAATACTCCCGAATGGTATAAACAGCCATTGACTATTGAAGAGGCTATCATTGGAATAGATGGTGACCCTTTCATCAACGCTATAAATCGACAAACTGCCCCTGGTTTTCCTTACACGTTCCATAAACCATCTGGAACTGTGGGTAAGCAAGGTTGGTTTGGAAAAGATATGGATTATGACTTGACGAACTCGCACTGTTTAGCGCTGTTAGACGACGTCGAACGATTGAAGCAAAGCATTTTGGATAATACGCGCCCTGAGGTTATCTGGATAGATACACTGAAGGATGCTAAAATTCCAATTGCTAAAGCTAATGTCGGTAAAACTCGTTTATTCACAGCTTGCCCTATGCACTACAGTATTGCTTTTAGACAATATTTTCTCCCGTTCATTGCACACGCTATGAGGAATCGCGTAGATAACTCTCTGGCCGTTGGTATTAACCCTACCTCTGTGGAATGGACTAAGCTCGCACAACGTCTTCAACGACAAGGATCTAACGTAATTGCAGGAGATTATTCCAATTTCGATGGAACTCTACCTGTACAATATGTTGAGGTCGCGGTGAAGATCATGTGTGACTGGTTACTTGTTAACTGGGAAAACATTGTCAAAGCAAAACGTAACGTAATATGTGGTAAAGAATTAGACGCTAAACAATTTTATGAATTTTTATATAAATTAGGAATGGAATGTTTTAATCATTTGCATATCGCTAATCATGAGGAAGCGAAAGGCGCTTTGGTTTATTTCGTCCGCAATGGTATACCATCTGGTTGCCCTGCGACGGCTATACTTAATAGTATAGTTAATCATTGCGTCCTAGCTGATTCTTGGTTGACGATTATGCAAAGTCATCCGACCTATGAACATTTAACAACGATGAGTGCGTTTTTTGAGCACACATCGTCTATTTTTTATGGAGATGACTTCATTATGAATATACGACATTCTGTTATAGACTTGTATAACCAGGAAACTCTTACACAAGTTCTTAAAACTAATTTAGATATGGACATGACAGACGAAGCAAAAACAGGAGACATTGTTAAGGCTCGAAAACTAGCTGATGTTTCTTTTCTCAAACGCAAATTTCGCTTTGAAGAGAGCATCCAACTATGGGTTTCCCCTATGGACATAAATGTACTTCTTGATGCACCGAATTGGGTTCGTGCGGGAAATGCATCAGCATTGCAGATATGCGTTGATACTTTATCTACGTATTGTCTACCCGAATTAGCCCTCCATGAATTATCTGTTGATAACCAATGGCGAAATAAAATGATCGCTTGCGGTATGCAGATAACTCGTGGCACTGGTATCCAATTTAATCCTGATAGTAGGCGTGCTGTATTAGCCAAATTCAGGAACGAACAAATGAATACAGAAATTAACTTTTAGTGTGATCTTTATATTATAATGTTAGGTATATGGAAAATTAATATAATTGCTACTAAATTATAAGGCTTAGTT